TCACTTGGTGTATTAAGTTTTTTACGTATGTCGGCCAAACTAAACCCAGTTGCTTCACGTAGTATGTTTAAGCATCTTAATTCACAGTTATTATTTTCTTTCATTTGTGACCTCATATCGTGCATTTTTGATTCCATGGCATCTGAATGTTGGTGATTCATTATACCTGTATTCTTAGCAATGTATCTTTCGCCCTGTTTACCACTTGCAAAAATTAAAAATCCAGCACTCATAACAGCACCTATACCAATAGTTGATATATGATGATAACTATTTTTCATTATATCAATTAGTGCAAATGCTTCGTACAAATCTCCACCAACTGTATTAACATATAACTTTAATGTTTTCTTTGGTTTTTTATTTAAATTACAAGATAGTATCCATTTGATTGCATCTTCGATATTGCTTTGATTAATTTCACCTGTCAGGTAGTGAATGTCGTTATCTTGTAAGTGAGCGTCTATTCTTTCCGCCGCTGTGTACTGGTCGTATTTTTTACTCATTTAATGCACCTATATGCAGTATTTAGTGTATTCTCAATATTATAGTATATTATTACTATTTCTTCTTTTTTGGAGGATAATTGCCATTTGGCATACCAGCACCTGCTGTAAATTTAGGGCCTTTTGTTGGTCCGTATCTTTTGTTAGTATTGCTGATTTTTCCACCGATTTGAGCATCTTCACCTTTTACTGCGTTTTTCTTTGATTTTTTTATTTTAGTATAGATACTTGCTGACTTATCACCACCACCTAAAGGCATAGCCAACCCAGCAATTGCTCCGCTAAAACTTTCATCAATATCTTTAATTTTCATAACAAAACTATTTATAATTGATAATTATATACGTATATAAATTCGTACATAAATATTAATAACATAGCAGTTATTATTGAGGTAAAAAATGGCATATAATACACCGGTTAATTACGGAACAGACAGAACAGTTGCATCCAGAACAATCTCTCCAGCTGACAGCGGAGCAACTACAAATAGTACGTATGTAAGTCCGAGGATTTACAAAGGATTCAGTTCCAATAATCCTAACGCAAAAAACAATATGTTATACGATGCTGACATTATTAAACAAGATATCTACAATCATTTTATGACTGCAAAAGGTGAAAGAGTAATGCTACCTAACTTTGGTAGCATTATTTGGGATCATTTATATAATCCATTAGATGAACAAACTAAATCATTAGTTGAAGAAGATGCTAGACAAATTGTATCACAAGATCCAAGAGTATCATTAACAAGTTTAAATGTCGTTGGATTTGAACACGGTATTATTGTTAATTTAACATTAACTATATTGCCACAGAATATGGTAGAAAAAATGGCAATAGAATTTAATGTTAATGGAAGTACAGGGGGTGGTTATTAATGAGTCAACTAGTTAGACAATCAAATTTATTTGCGGCAGAAGATTGGAAAGTAATTTACAGATCATTTAAAGATGCTGATTTCAAATCATATGATTTTGAAACTATAAGAGCATCAATGTTAAATTATATTAGTAGAAACTATCCTGAAAACTTTAACGATTATATTAACTCATCAGAGTTTATTGCTATATTAGATTTATTAGCATATCTAGGACAAAGTTTATCATTTAGAATTGATATAAACGCAAGAGAGAATTTTATAGATACAGCTTCAAGAAGAGATTCAATATTGAAGTTAGCAAATATGCTGAGCTACAAACCAAAAAGAAATATGCCAGCAAGAGGTTTAGTAAAACTTCAAGCAATACAAACAAGCGAGCCAGTTACAGATTCAATAGGAAACAATCTAAGTAATGTAGAAATTAAATGGAACGATCCAAACAATGCAAATTGGTACGAACAATTTATTACAGTATTAAATGCATCGCTAATATCAACTAACAGGTTTGGTAAACCAACAGCATCAAAAACAATTAATGCTGTGCAAAATGATTTGTATACTGTTAATAATACAAAAGCAATTGCTGTAGCACATCCGTTTACAGCAAGAATAGATAACAAGTCAATGTCATTTGAAATAGTTAGTCCATCATTTAATGCCGCAGGATACGTTGAAGAAGCATCTCCAGATCCATTAAATGCTGTAGGAATAATTTACAAAAATGATAGCAAAGGTTTTGATAGTGTTAACACAGGATTCTTTATGTATATGAAAGAAGGATCTTTAGCTTACAAAGATTTTAATTTTGATTCTCCAGTAACAAATAGAACACAATCAATTGACATTGATGACATTAACGATTTAGATGTTTGGGTGCAAGAAATTGGTTCAAATGGATTAACACAAGCACAATGGACAAAAGTTCCAACACTTGCTGGACAAAATATTATTTACAATAGTTTAGCATTAGGTACAAGAACAATTTTTGAAGTACAATCAAAAACAGATGATCAAATTGATATTAAATTTTCAGATGGACAGTTTGGTGATATACCAGTTGGATTATATAGAATTTGGTATAGAGCAAGTCAATCAAAAGGTGAAACAATTTCACCTACAGATATTAAAAACAAAGCAATTGGTTTTACATACGTTAATTCAAACGATCAAACGTTTGATTTATCATTAACATTTAGTTTAGAATATAATATTGATAATTCTTTTGTAAGAGAATCAATTGAAGAAGTTAGAACAAATGCAAGTCAAGGTTATTATACTCAGGACAGAATGATTAATGCTGAAGATTATAATGTATTTCCAATTACAAAAGTTTCTGGAATACAAAAACTAAAAGCAATAAACAAAACACACGCAGGTCATTCAAGATTTATTGATGTACAAGATCCAACAGGTACAGTTTCAAATGTAAACTGTATTGGTGAAGATGGTATTCTTTATAAAGAACCAAATAATTCAGAAAAAGTTTTAAATGTAATTGATTCAAGCTCATATGATAATATGGTATTAGAAATTGAAAAAATGATTCAATTAATACAAACACAAAACTTTTATTTTGACCCTTATAAAAAAGCAATTGAGGCAGTACCAATTTCAGGTTACCCAGCAAAGTTTATATTTTTAACAGGTGGCAGTGATATAGCACATTGGAGAACTATGCCAATTGCAACATCTAGTTACTATGGCTATCTTACACAGTCGCTAACAACAGACAGTGAGTCAACAGCAAAAAATTCTACTAACTTAAGAAAAGTACACAAAGCACCAACTACTGACAAGTATGGATTAATACGTAAAGGTTCAAGGATTGAATTTGTAGATAACTATTCTAATCCAACTAAAATAATTTGGGCTACAATTAAAAGTGTAACAGCAAATGGTGATCCTGCAAATTTAACATCAGGACCAATACAGTTAAGCGAATCTATTCCAGCAGGTTACAGAGCTAGAGCAATTATACCAAATTTAAGAACTACACTAACATCAGCTGAAAAAACGTCTATTAAATCAAAATTAAGTGAAGCAACAGCAACATTGAGTAAATTTGGTATTGGTTATAATTATTTTGATTCATCATCAAAAGAAGAATCATGGTACATTATTGATGCTGACAAAATTGATACAACTAGTGAATTTAATGTAATCAATAATAGTATTGGTAGTGGTACAGCAGGAACAAATAACGATTCAAGTTGGTTAATAAGATCACAGTTTACAGAAAAAAGTGCAAACACAAATCCTAAATTTACATTTACATCAAGAGGATTAGATTACATATTTCAATCAACTGATGACGTGAGATTCTTTTATGTAAAAGATTATAAAACATTAGATAGTGCAACAGGTTTAAGTATTCAAGATAAAATTGATGTACTTGCAGATGTAAACAGTAAAATTGAAGAAGGTTCAGGAGCATCTGCTTTAGCAACTATTGATTTAACAATAACATCCAGCGGAGCAATTGGAACAGCAACTAAAGATGAAATAGTAACTCAAACAAACTCAGGTGCAAAAGGAAAAGTAAAAGTTAGTATTTCAGGCTCAACAAATTTACAATTAACTGATGTGTCAGGAACATTTACAACTAATGCATCAGACCTATTAACAGGATCAGTAAACGGTGCTTATAATAGATATCCAAATGTTATAACAGGTGGAGCAGTAACAGGGTTTACTGATTCAGCAGGAGCATCTATTACAGCTTCAAATACAACAGGATTAAATTATACATCAGCACCAACAGTTTCATTTTCAGGCGGGGGTGGTTCTGGAGCAAACGCAATTGCAACAGTATATCAAGGTGCAATAGTTGACTTTACAATTATTGACGGTGGTTCAAGTTATGAGTCACCACCAACAGTAACAATTACTCCACAATCAGTTGGTGGAAAATTAGATGAAACAATTTCACTAGCAGTAGTTGATAGTGCCGTAGAACAAGATGGTTATGTTGACGATAGAAAAATAAAAGTATCAACATTTGATTCAGACGAAGATGGTATGCCAGATCTTCCTTTAGCAATTGACCAATTAGTTCATGACACATCGAATGGTAAAAACTATGTGTTCTTTGAAAGTTACACTGACTTTGACAATTACGTTTATTATAAATTGACAACGTCAGTTATGCAACGTTCAACATTAACTAATAATGGAATAGAGTTTTTAACAACTAATAACAAGTTTTATAAAGATGGTGCAGTACAAACTACAACTGGATCAGGAGGAGCATACGAATCTACTATAAGTTCAGTAACTTATAAAGCATTTGTTGGCAGATCATATTATACTCCAGCAGGTGTTAGTGATCCAATGTTCTTCCAATGGAAACACACAGCACCAAGAGATCAAAGGATTGATCCAAGTATTTCAAACATTATTGAACTACAAGTTCTTACAACAAAATATTATGATGATGTTTTAAGTTGGACAGCAAACGAAAAACCTGCAAGTGAATTTCCAGAAGAACCAACAGTAGAAGAATTAAATGAAATGTTTGCATCTAATTTAAATTCATATAAAGCAATTGGAGATCAATTAATTTATACTCCTGCTAAATTTAAATTATTATTTGGAGCATCAGCTAACGAAACATTACAAAGTAAATTTAAAGTTGTAAAAGCCGTTGGTGCAACAATGACCGATAACGAAATTAAAGCAAGAATACTTGCATCAATTAATACATTTTTTGATATTACTAATTGGAACTTTGGTGAAAGTTTTTATTACACAGAGTTAAGTGCGTACATACACAATCAATTATCAACACAGATTAGTTCAGTGGTAATAGTTGGTTCAGATGCTGAATCAAAATTTGGAGACCTATTTGAAATTGTATCAGCATCAAACGAATTATTCTATTCAACAGCAACGGTAGATAATATTGAAATTGTAAATGCGTATACAGATCAGAATTTGAAAAAGGGGTCGTAGACAATGGCTGAACAATTTGTAGCCTCAAAACAATTACCATATGTTTTGCAATCAACAAAGTTAAAAAACTTTTTTGATTCAACAGTTGACCAATGGTTCAAAAATGAAGATAACGAATTTACAAATGGATTTGTTGGAAGACGTGAAGGCAGAATTTATCAAGCAAAAAAAGATGCATACCTAGGCGAACCATCAGTAGATAGAATTAATTATCAACTAGAGCCATCAGTTGTTGTAAGAGATAACGACACACAAAATATATCATATCAAACAGTATATGATGATTTAGTTAATAAAATAAGATTTGATGGTGGTGGTGTTACTAACCATGCAAAACTATTTGAAGAAAGTTATTATTCATTTGCTCCACCAATTGATATAGATAAGTTTTTAAACTATGCAAATTATTATTGGTATCCATCAAATGATGATTTATCAACTGAAACTAATAGTGTGTTTTCTAAATTACCTGCTACAATTATTGACGGTTCTGGTGGTAACCAAATTGATCCAGCAACTGACATTATTGGTAAGTCTACATATACAGCACCAGATGGTACGATATTTACAAATGGATTACAAATACAATTTGGACAATCAGTTACAAACAACGCATACAAATTTTATCATACAATTACAGCATTAAATTTAACAGCTGGTGGAACTGGATATGCTGTTAATGATACAATTATTATTTCAACAGTAGCAGTTGGTAAAGTAACCAGTGTGAGTAGTGGTGTAATTACAGGTATAGATTTAACTACAACAGCATTAGGTGATGGTGTTACTCCAACAGCAGTAACAGTAGTAAGTTCAAGCGGTAATGGTGCAACTATAACAGCATCAACAACACAAACAAATAACACATACATGATTGAAGGTGTTGGTAAAGAAATTAAATTAATTGACGTAAGAACTTTAAGAAATTTAAAAGAAGAATCAACTTCAACAAAAGATTATATTACAGTTCAACGTGGTGCCAGAGATGGTAATGTTTGGTCTAAATCAAATGGTTGGGTACACAAAAGTACATTAGAAAATTATCCAAGTTTAACAACTTCATCAACTGAAAACCATTTATGGGACACAGGTGATTGGGATGAGATTAGTCAGGCATGGGATAGTGTTACTGTAACTTCAACAACTGCATTTACTAAAACAACTGGAAGACGTGCAACAAGACCAATTATAGAATTTAATAAAGATTTAGAATTATATGATTATGGTAAAAAACATTTACTTGATGTTACTGTTATTGAAGGAACGTTATCAAAAACACAAATTGAAACACAATCAAATATAGCAATTGATGGTAGACAAATTCAAAATAGAGATACAATACTATTTCCAAATGCGGCTTCGCAAGATGATTATGTCCAATGGGACAGTGGTTTATGGGATCATGATGTAGACTCAGATGCTACAACAGGTGGCGGTGGTAACACAGGTGGTGACACTGGTTGGGACGTATCGAGTACATCATTTACAATTGAAGGATCAATTTGGAAAGTATCTGGTGTAGGATCACAAATAAAATTAACTCAAGTAGTTTCAAGTGTTGATAAAGATGATAAAGTATACATTTCTCAAGGTACAACATATGGTGGTACTGAATGGTACTATGATGGCTACAATTGGAATCAAGCACAAGAAAAAACAGTATCAAATTCTGCACCATTGTTTAACTTATATGATAACAACAAAGTTTTATTAAGTGATAGTGGAATTTATTCTTCATCATCATTTACAGGATCAAAAATATTTGGTTATAAAGTTGGTACAGGTACTAACGATACAGAATTAGGATTTCCATTATCTTATGTTACAGGTAGTGGGCAAAGTGATATTGAGTTTTGTAATTACCTCAATCTTGACTCATACACATATAATACCTCAACTGCAATAACAGGATACAACTATTTCAAAGAGTATTTGTATCCTGAAACAATTGCTAAAACTATTGATTATCAAGTAAACATTAATCCAAGCACAAGAGATTCAACTAAAAATGTTTTCTACATTGGCAGTGAAGAACAACCAATATTAATTTTACAAAGAGGTAATACATATAACTTTAAATTAAGTTCTCCAGAATCAAGTTCATCAGGATATACAGGAAGTAATCATCCATTTTATCTTTCAACAGGAACAACTTGGTCACAAAATGGATATGAAAATGAATACCTAACTGGAGTAACAGGATCAAGAGCTTACTATGGTGGAGCAAGTTCAGTTTTAGAATTTACAGTTCCATCAACAGCACCAAACACATTGTATTACAATTGTGCAACACACAATTCTGCAATCAAGTTAGTAATTATTGACAACCCAATTACTAAATTAAATGATGCTACTGAAACATACTATAAGAACGAATGGAACAGTGGCAAAAAATTAAGACAACGTTTAGTACAAGAACATACAGTTTCAAAAGCAAACTTAACTGATAAACCAACACTAGAAGTTATACCAACTTCTATTATTGATATGGCTGTATATAAAAATGGAATCAAACAAGTGTTTGGAACAGACTATACAACAAATAGAAGTGTTGAAATTGTGTTTACAACTGCTTTAGTAGAAAATGATTTTGTAAAAGTTTATTATGATACAAATAACGATTCTCCAATTAAAGCAATTAACTATTACGAAATACCAAAAAATTTAGAATCAAATGCTTCTAATGATGAAGTTTCTTCTGGTTCATATTCAGAATTTTTCCAACACTTTGAATCTATAGTTCAAAATCAAATAGACTTTAGTGGAGACATAGGCGGTGCAAACAATTATAGAGATACAGCAAAAGATTTAGGTAAAGGATCAATTATTTTACAACATAACGGTTCATTACTTAAAACAATGGCATTTGCAAATAATGATGATTTAGATGTGATGTCATCAATACGTTATGTTAAAAATAGATATCAAGAATTTCAATTAAAATTTTTAAATGCTGTAAACAAAATACAAGTTACACAAGATGCATCATTAATAACTACAGCACAAATAGTTGATAAAGCACTTAAAAATATTAATATAGATAAACTTCCATCTAGTCCTTTTGCAAATTCATTTATGTTAGCAAGTGGAGATAGATTTACAGCAGAGACTTATAACATTACCGCAACAAATCATACTTGGGGTAATACAAATACATTCTTGCAAGGAAGTGAAACACAAGAAATATTTAATACAGAACCAGGACTAACAATTAGTTCAGCATATAATCCAGATACTGATTTTGATAAACAAGCATTGTACGTTTATAAAAATAATGTTTTAATGCTGTATAATCATGAATATATTATTAACACATCATCAGCAGGAACTAAAATTATTTTTATAGGTTATGCCGCTGACAAACCAAAAGTTAATGATACTATTACTATTAGACATTATACAACAATTCAACCAACATGGGTTCCACCTACTCCAGCAAAACTTGGAGCATCTAAAGTTTACAAACCAGAAGAAATATCTGATACAGTTACATATTCAAGTGGAACACGAAACTTTATACAATGTCATGATGGTGCATTAGTATTAAAATATAACGACTTACGTGATACAGCATTATTAGAATTAGAAAAAAGAATATATAATTCGATTAACAAAAGATTTACAAATCGTGACTATGCAGTATTACTTGACATTAATAAAATACAACCAAATTTCTTTAATGGAACTAGTTGGGCTAGAGACGACATTAATAATTTATTAAGACCATTGTTTACACGATGGGCTTCAGAGAATGCAGTAAACTATCAAGAAAATACTGGTTACACAAATATAATTAATTTTTCAAGTTCTTCAGGAACATTTAAAGTAGGCGAAAAAGTAAATGGCGGAACTTCTGGAGCAGAAGGTATTATTACTTCAGTAGGAGCAAATACAATTACAATTAATAAAGTTATTGATTCGTTCCAACTTTCAGAAACTGTAACAGGTGAAACTAGTGAAGCTACTGGAACTATTGCAACAAGTAGTGGAGTATTAATTGATTGGAAAGTTTTAAATTATTCATCAATAAATGATGCAAACGGATTATCATTACCAGGACACTGGAGAGGAATTTATCGTTGGTTCTATGGCACTGATCGACCACATACTCATCCATGGGAAATGTTAGGATTTTCACAAAAGCCACTTTGGTGGGATAATTATTATTCTTGGACAGCAACGTCAACAAGAACACAATTGATAAATGATATAGAACAAGGTATTATTAGAGATGGCTCACGTCAAAACTATGCTAACAATACATATCTTAATGCTGATAATGTTTATAAAAAACCAGGATTTAGTTCTTATGTACCTGTTAGTTCTACAGGAAACTTATTAAGTCCATTACAAGCAGGTATTATTACAAGTAACCCTACAGAAGTAAATTCACAAATAGATTGGGAATTTGGAGATGGTGCACCGGTTGAAAATGCATTTTACACTTCGTCAGTTTATCAATATGCAATACAAAAATTATTATATCTAACAACACCTGGGTCATATATTGATTTACTTTGGGATTCAAATAATATTCTTAAATCATCTGCAGATAACAAACAAATTATTGACTTAACAACAGGTAAGAGATCTAACAATACTAATTATTATGTTCATACTGAAACTGATAATAATCAAAAAACTTATTATAGATCTGGTGTACAGAATTTTATTGTTGAATATTTAAATTATAAAGGTAAATCAATTACTAGTTCTTTTGGTAATGTTGTTAGAAATTTACAAACAAACTTAACATATCGTTGTGCAGGTTTTATAGATAGTCAAACACTACAAGTTGAATCTGAAGCATATGATTCAACAAGTAATGCAACAAGTATTACAGTACCAGCAGAAGATATATCTGTATCTTTACACACAGGCGGAAGTATACAAGAATCTGTGTATGGTGGTGTTGTGGTACAAGCAGTAGAAGGTGGATATAAATTATTTGGATACGATATTGTTAATCCATATTTCAATGTACTTGTTCCAGTAATATCTGGCAGATCTAAAAAAGTACGTGTTGGTGGAAAAACAATTTCACCTGTAGGATATAATGCAGGAACTACATATCATAAAGACGAAGTAGTACAACATGAAACAAAATATTATCAAGCAACAAGCACACACGTTTCTTTAACTACTGAAAAGACTCCAAACTTAACTAAATGGAAAATACTAAAAATACTTCCAACAGTTGGTGGAACTGAAGTTGAACATTATTTTGATTATGATAACAATGAAATTAAGCAATGTGCATATGGTACAGTTTACAAAACAAGACAAGAAGTTTATGATGTTATACGTGGATATGGAGAATATCTAATAAGCAATGGTTGGATTTTTGATGATTTTAACGTTGACGTTGGAGAAAACAAAGACTTTGATTATAGTGCAAAAGAATTTTTATTCTGGAGTTTAGGTAAATGGGACAAAGGAACATTTATTACATTAAGTCCAAGTGCAGATAAATTAAGGTTTGCACCATCGTCTGGTGTAGTGCAAGGAATTACAGATATTAATAGTGGAGTGTATAGTGTTCTTAACAAAGAAGGATTTGGATTAGATGCTAAACAACTAGAAGTTATACGTGATGATGATGTTGTAACTATCACACACAAACAAAAAATTGGTATATACGGATTACGTTTATCTGTTAAAGAAACAGAACACGTAATAACATTGAACAACAAAACAATCTTTAATGATACAATTTACAATACTATTTTAGCACAAAGACAACCACGTATTAAATTAAGCACAATTAGAACATTAGGATGGAACGGTAAACTTGAATCAGATGGTTATATTATTAGTGGTACAAGTTTAATAAACAACTTTGAAAAATCAGTTACCGATAGTAGATTGTATTATGATGTAGATTCTTCATTAGTTAGTACAGGTTTTAGAGATGCGGCAATGCACTTAATTGGGTATCAAGAAAGAGATTATTTAACAAACTTAAAAATTAGTAAAACTAATCAAGTTAAGTTTTATCAAGGTATGGTAAAACAAAAAGGTACAACAAATGCTATTGATAGATTATTACGTTCAACAACTGTAAGTACAGATCAAACATTTAACACTTACGAAGAATGGGCATTTAAAGTTGGAGACTTTGGATCAACAGCATTTAATCAACAAATAGAATTAAAAGTAAAAGCAAATGATATTGTTAGTGATCCACAAACATTTGAATTTTTATTACCATCAGATGATACAACAACATCAGGTTATGATAATGCAACTGATGATGTAATTACTATTGACATTGATGATACAACACGTTGGTTGAAAAGACCAAAAGGTGAAAAATCTTTGGCTAACTTATGGCCAACAACATCAACAGTTAATAGTGTTATTCCAACATCAGGGTATGTTCACTTTGACGACGCAACATATAAAGCATTAGATTCAACAGCACTAGCGAACGTATATGCAACAACATCAGCAAATGTTTCAATAGGCAGTACAGTTTGGGTAGCCAAAGATGTATTATCTGGTAAAGATTGGAATGCTTACAAGTTATATGATACTGGTACAACTATTGATAGTATTGCAACCAGTGGTGATGCTAATACGGCTATGACTGTTACTGTATCTGGCACAGGTGCAGATATTGGTCAAGAAAAAGATTTAATACTACATAAAAAATATGACGGCGATGGTAATTTAGAAATTGATCCTCAAACTTGGGGAACACATAAAATAAAACTTGAAACAACAACACCAACAGAACCAACTGCTACAGTTTCGTTTTCAAATATTGCAGGCTCAGGAGCAGACATTGCCGTTGCTAATATTAATGGAACAATTGCAACAGTAACAGTATCAGGTGGTGGTGCCGGCTTTGCAGAAGGTGACGTTATATCATTTAGTGGTAGCGGTGGAACTGGTGCGGCAATGACCGTTGAAAAAATTAATGGTGGTAGTGGTGCTAAAGCAACTGCAACTGTAAATGATACATTTCCAATTACTGCTATACAAGTTTTAGATCAAGGTTCAGGTTACAGTTCAGCAACTGTTAATATATCAGGTGGTGGTGGAACTGGTGCAACAGGGTCGGCAACAATTGCCGGTGGTAAAGTAACAGGAATTACTTTAACAGCCGCTGGTACAGGATATACATATCAACCAACAGTTACTATCACAGGAGATGGAACTGGTGCAACAGCCTTTGCAACACTAGGACAAGAAAAAGATGGATTAATTACTGCTATAACAATTAGTACAGGTGGAGTTGGTTATTCATCACCACCAGTGATAAAAATTTCTGATAGTTCAGGTGTAGGTGCAACAGCAACTTGTACAATTGATGGAAGTGGTACTGTTAATGCAATTACTATAACTAATGCAGGTAGCGGATATACTTCTCCAACAGTTGCATTTACAGGAGCACTAGCAGGTAATACTGGAGGAACTGGATTAACGTTAGATAGTGGTGGCGACAATTACGCAGAAGGACCAGATAGTTATTCAGTTGTTGATTCATCTGGAACAGTAAAAACTGCAGGTACACATTATACACCAGCAACATTTTCATTTACTGGAGATGGTGCAAGTGGACGTTTAGGTGAAATTAAAGATTTATCAATTATTAATGGTGGAACAAATTATCAATCTCCAAGTATCAAAATTATAAACAATAGCGGATCAACAGTAGCAACACTAACAACACCAGGAAATATTACTGTGTCCGGTGGAGTTATAACTGCAATTTCAGTTCCAACAGGTTTATGGAATCAAGGATTTAGTGCAGGAATTATTAGTACAGCAACAGGTAAAATAACAGTTGTAGATACTAAAACAAATTATACTATAGACTTATCTCCAAATTTAAGTAAGATACATATTTTAAATAATCTTACTGCAAATGTAACAACAGCATTTGATGGAGTAGTTACAGCCGTTATTGAAAAATGGGATGGTTCAACAGCAACAACATTATATACACTAACAGGTTTAGGAACAACAGGAGTTAAAACAATTTCTCCGTCAGTAAATATTACAAACAACTCAAACGCAACAGTTAGAGCAAACGTTTCGGTAACATCAGCAACAGCTGGAGTTATGTCTTTATCATTAAATTATACTAAAAAAGAATATTCTGTTACTAAACCAGATGGTAATGCTGAATATATTACTACTAATAATTTAAGTGGTGGAATACAATTACTTGATTGGAAAGATGTAAGATTAAACAATGGTATTGCAACTGACAAAGCATACGTATCAACAAGTACTTCGACTACAATTACAAACTTCTTAGCAGGCACAGGATTATCAAATAGTGCTTGGACAGAAGGCTCATTAATTTGGTTAGATGATGACTTTACTGGTAAGTGGGGAGTATATAGATCTACTGCTAACGCAACAATAATATCTTCATATAATACAATACGTGGCAGTGAGCCTGCAAGTGTAAGTGCGGCAGGTACTACATGGATTTTACATAGTGGAGTAGATTATAGTGACGCAAGTCAAACTACTGCATCTTATTTTTCTAAAACAAAACGTAGACAAAAAGATAAGATTGATACAACACAATTTAACAAAACATCATTATACGATGATAGAGATCATCAAATTGATGTAAACATGAATATTTACGATCCTGCAAAAGGTATATTACCTGCAAGTGCTGATCGTGAAATAACATATAAAACTGAAATAGATCCTGCAATATACAATAATCATTCTGATACAACACAAATTAGTGTAAACAATCCTTGGAAAAATGAATATGTAGGACAAGTTTGGTGGGATCAATCAACAACAAGATACATTGATTATGAAAGTCATGACAATGATTATAGAAGAACATATTGGGGCAGATTATTTACAGGATCAACAATTGACATTTATGAATGGGTTAAATCATCACTAGCACCAGCATCATATGATGGAACTGGTACAGTTAAATCAACAACAAATTATGTTAGTGAAGTTACAGTTGATCCATATACAAATGCAAATATAACAACTTATTATTATTGGGTTAAAAACAAAACAACAACACCACAAATAGAATCAAGAATAAGTGATACTGCAACAGTTTCAAGTTTAATGACTTCCCCATTAACACAAGGGTTGAGTTATTTTGCACCAATATCACCAAATTCATTTATGATTGCAAACGTTGTTAATAATTTAACCAAAGACAATACTGTGTTACAAGTTAATTATAGAAACAGAAAAACAAAAGATAAAACAGATAAAGCACACGCACAATGGTTATTAATTAGAGAAGGATATTCTGATACACAAATTCCAAATCAAATTTGGAATAAAATGACTGACAGTATTTGTGGTTTTGATGTTATTGGAAATACTGTTCCAGACACAACACTTTCAATTAATGATAGATATGGTTCTAAAGTTAGACCAAGACAAACTTGGTTCAAAGATATTAAAAAAGCAAGAAAAGTTTTATTCCAAAATTTAAATAACATTACCGCTAATATTAGTTTAGACGTAGAACATTCAAATTGGGATAATACAGTTACAACATCAGTATATCATGAAAAAATAAATTGGTATTATAATACTACGTTTAGCGATGCAACAGTTATTGATGAAATTGTTGATTACAAAACAGATATAGTTACAGATAATCTTAATGAAGGTGATGTAGTTAAAGTAAATTATGATTATGCATCTAAATGGGCATTATACAAATATACTGACGCTGACTTCTTAGCAGGTACAACAACGTCAATTGATTCAGATAACTTATCATTAGTAAGAATTGGTTTGCAAACAGCAACAACTAAATTAAAAACAACTGTATATACTGAAGATAACTCTACAGCATTGGCAACAGAATTAAGACAATACATATCAGCATTAAGATCAAATGTGTTTATTAGTGATAAACTTGGTAAACAAAATGATGTTTTATTTGCATTGATAAGATATGTTAATAGTGAGCAAGATAATACAGATTGGTTATTTAAAACAACATACGTAAATGTAATTCAACAAGATACTACATTATCACAAAAAGCATCTTATGAAAAAGATCCATTTAATGATATACGAACTTACATTGAAGAAGTAAAACCTTACAAAGCAAAAATTAGAGACTTTTTAAGTAAAAAAGCCCCAGCAAGAGAAAATGCAAACTTGGCAATGTCTGACTTTACTTCTACATCAGATTATACAATTAACAATAGTGGTAGTGGTACAACTAATCCTACTCCTAAAGTTACAACTAAATTAGCATTTGACAGAGTAAGTTCTAAGATAACATTGTTATCACCGTCAACAAATAATCCAAATTACACATGGGCAAATGGACAATCATATGTAGCAGGACAAAGTATAAAACACAATGGTGGTTATTGGCAAGTTACTGTAAATCATACTTCAGGAAATTTTGTTACAGATGTACAAGCAGGTAAATTAATATCTTATAACTTTAGTCCAACAACTGCACCAACTGATGGAGCATTAATTGATAAAGTTAAAACATCAACTCCTGAATCAACACACGTTGATAGATTAGCAAAATACTATTTTGCAAATGAGTTGGCAAATGTAGATACTGCAAACGTAACTCAAGTAAGTACGTTTACAACTAATTTAGAAAATGCAATTATATCATTTAAAGATTTAGATGTACAACCAATTGGCTTTGTTGTAAACAGAGATAGAATTGGAAAAGACTTAACTAACTTTGCTTGGGATAGTTTAAGATGGGATGCCACAGCATTAGATACAAATACTGAAATTGGTTATGATGACGAAGCAACACAAATTTGGTACAATTCAAAATTTGTAAATGAAAACTTACAATGGAAAACAGGAACGTCATTTGAAAAAGATTCATTTGTTAAATATTCAGACTTAACACACTTTACAGCATGGTCGGCCGCAACAAGTTATACAGTTGGTGACATTGTAAAACACAATGACAAAGTATATGTTGCAAACGTAACACATAAAAATTTAACAAGTGAAACAACACTACAAGAGTCACGTTGGGATTTAGTTAGTGAATTAATTTACTATACAAACGAAACACACACAGCGTCAGCAACATTTGAAACTGATTATGATGCAGGCAAATGGGTGTTAGTAAAATCTAAATTAGATTCAGCAGGATTTGTAAGACCAGACAAAGATCCAAATCCAGAAGAACTTGCACCAATTAAACCAAAAGAAACTTTAAATATAAAAGTTAAAACTTATACAAGTGTAACAGGTGCTGGTACCAATGCAGATCCATATGTTGGAGCAGGTGATTTATCACAGTATATGATTCACTATAAACCATACGGAACAGTTTCATATTTAAGACAAAAATTTGTTGATGCTGTTGGTGGAAATTCAACAACAGATCATACAACATTGACAGCGGCAGTTACACCATACGCAAATAAAATTAGTGTAGCCAATGCAAGTCTTTTACCTAAGCCAAAAGATGTTGGAGTAACGGCTAGTGGAGCATATACTCTTCAACCAGCTGTAATTTATATTGGCAATGAAAGAATTGAATACAGTAGAATTAACGGCAATGACTTGTTAGATGTTGTACGTGGAACACAAGGTACAACAATTACAACTCACGCAAATTCAAGCGAAGTATACAGTGGAGATACTAATATACCAGGCTCATCAGAAGGATTCTGGAATGATAACGGGTATAGTTTGCTTGATAGCACAAATTCAACAGGGGACACAGCAAAATACTTGCGTAATGAATAAACAGAGTATATTATATAAGTATAAATATATATTAAGTTAATATGGAAAAGAACATGGAACATAACACAGATAAAGAGCAAAACGAAATTATGCCAAATGAAGGTGCAAAAGTTAAAATGCAAGGTCATTTGCTAATTCGCGATGCCGAAACTGGTGAAGAAATAGTTAACAAAAGAAATGCTATTCACTTTGGTAATATGGCGTTTGTGATTGCAAACGCAATGTCGTACTGGAAAACAGCTGATAACGGCATATATCATATGGCTTTTGGTAATGGTGGATCAGATGTACTTAACACTGGTGAAATCAAATATAAAGCAACTAACACTGGTAATATTAAAGATGACTCGGCGGCTTTATACAATAAAACATATGAAAAAATTATTGGTAAAGATCCATCAACAGATACCAAAAACAATGTAGCAATTGTTACAAGTTCTAGTTCATACACAGATTTAAAAATCACTTGTACACTTGATTTTGGTGAACCATCAAGTCAAACTACTTCAGACACAGCAACTTCAGATTCATCAACAGATTATATATTTGACGAATTGGGAATTTATGCGTATAATGTAAGTGGTATAGCAAGTGAATATCTATTAACACACGTTATATTTCATCCTGTGCAAAAGAGTTTAAATAGGGTGATTGAGATAGTGTATACTATCAGGGTACAACTGCAATAATCTAAGTGTATAGCTTTATTATTGTGGTGGATATTATAAATAACTAATATAAAGTAAGTATTTTATATACTACTTTTAAAGATTGAAAGTTTAGGAGAACATAAACAATGCCATATACAGTAAACAACACAAGAGGAAGTATTGTTTCAACGGTAAATGACGGTACTACTGCTTCTATAGGTGGTATTACTTTAATTGGTAAAAACTTCACTGGTTACGGTGAAACTATTGCCGAAGATTTTATAAAATTATTAGAAAACAATGCAAATACATCAGCACCAGCAGATCCACAAGAAGGACAACTTTGGTGGGACACAACAAATCAATCTTTAAAAGCAAGACTTTCAGGTTCAACTGGTTGGCATCCATTAACAGTACACGTAGGTGCAACATATCCTCATGCAACTACAACAGGTTCTCTATGGTACAATACATCTACAAAACAATTAAATGTTAATGTAGATGGTACTGCAACAGGTTACAAACAATTTGCTTCAGCATCAGATAAATCATACACACAGGTTGTAGAATTAACTGCAACACACGTTGATGATGCATCAGCAAACAACAACGGTTACGTTGTTTCAGACAAAATTCAAGTAATTGCAGAAATTTTACAAACTAAAGCAGGTGCAGTTGAAGTAGCAAGAGTTGTTTCTCCAGCACACTTTAGATTTGCTGATCCAGGATCAGGCACAGGTGTAAAAGTTGAAAAAGCAATCTTTGATGGATTTACAGCGGCTATTACAGTAAGTTCATCTACAAGTACACAAACAGGTACATTAATTCACGGAGTTAATACTTGGGACAGTTTACAATCAGAAGGTGTTAACGCAGACCAATTAGGTGGTCATAGTGCGGCGGCATTTTTAAGATTAACACAAACAAATCCACAAACAGTACAAGGACATATTGTTCCACCTGCACACGGTACAGCAGGTCAACCATCAGGAACACAACAAGGTTCAGCATCAATTGATTTAGGTGGCGATGGTAAGTTTTTTAGAAACGTTTATGCACAGGCAATGATTGCACAATATGGTGATATAGCAGAACGTTATGAAGCTGATGAAGAATATGATTGTGGAACAGTTGTTGCACTAGCAGGTGACAAAGAAGTAACACAAACAACAGAATTTAAAGATACAAAAGTATTTGGTGTAGTATCACAAAAACCAGGTCTAAAGTTAAATGCTTTAGCTGGAGATGATGCAACCCATCCATATATTGCTTATCAAGGTCGAGTGCTAACGAAAGTTATCGGCTCAGTAAGTAAAGGTGATCGTATTGTTTCTAGTTCACTACCGGGCGTAGCACAACTAGTAGAAGACGAGAACAATGTTGATTACCGTGCGGTTATTGGCCGCAGTCTTGTCGACAAGACTTCGGAAGAAGTCGAATTAATTCCAATTGCAATAGGAGTAAAATAATGGCTTACCAACAAGGTGATACAATTACAGCAAGTGATTACAACACATTTGCTACAAACATTAACACAATTATTGGTACTGGCTCAACAGATAGTGGGTATGGTAATACAGAAATCGCGGCGGTTTCTGCAGGTGCTGTAATCACAGCGGCACAATGGAATGCATTGCTTTCTGCTTTACAGAAAGGTGCTAATCACCAAGGTACTACATTGACGAATGCGTCAAACACGGTATCAGCAGGTGGTAACATTTTGCCATTATCTAATTTAGAGGCAGATATCACACTAATTACAAATAACAAAGCGACTGCAGATGCGGCGAATATGTCAACTGACACTGGTGTAACTTCAACAAGAACATCAGCTTGGACAGGTACAGTACAACACATATTCACAGTAACATTTGCATCAGCTAACGCGGCTAGACACTTTTTTAATTCAGGCGGTGAAGTAAGATTTGCAGGATCACGTTCAGGTGGTTCTTCAACAGATCAAAACACTGATTGGACTAACTTATTGTCAGATGCGGCAACAGTAAAATTTGCAGAGACTTCAACTTCATACACTGGTTCAGGTGGAACAGCGGCTTCAGTAGGTTTTGATGATTTAACAACTTCAAATCAACAAATCTTTACAGCAACTGGCGATGGACAGTATACAGCGAATGATTGGACAATCGAAGCAAAAGCAGATGCGGCTTATGGCTCAGCAACTGTTTTAACTTTTACAGTTTACTTTAAAGATGATCATGCGGCGGCAACTGGTACTTACACTGGTGGCGGTTTAGGAACTGCTCCAAATGAAGGTAACGCTTGGACTGGCGCTGATTCAGTTGATGGAACTTTAACAAGCACAATTACTACTTTAAGAGCGGATGACGCCTCAAAAGTACAAGTTGCTAACCCAAGTTTCAGTACAACAACAGAAGTAAGTGCATAATAATTAAAAAGTATTTGACTTTTACGCCTCCGTTATGTATAATATTATACATAAACGGAGGTTTTTTATGAATGACGAACGCTTACACAAGGCACTTGAATTTGCTAATTACAGGCAGACATTCTTTAATCAAAAGCAGATCCTGAAAAATAAAAGTCAGGCATTGCTATCATATTCAACAGATGGTGGTACATTTAAAGTAACACAAGAGCTTATTGCTTTTGTTGGAACTTTTGTGCAACAAGGATATGAAGAAATGGTATTGTTAGATGTAAATGAAAATCCAATTAAAATAGAAGATTTAAAATCTTTTTTAACGGAAATTACATCAAGATATTTTGAAGTAACAAATGATTATCATAAACAATATAGTGAAATGCAAACAAAAAGAAGAACTGCAAAATTAGTAGAAGCATGAGCCGAGGTATAGTATTTTTTGCACATAACAATTCAGAAATTGATTATGGTAGTATAGCATTAGCAAACGCTTTAATGATTAAACATCATATGGGGCTTGACGCTATTACTTTGATTACTGACGAAGGTACTGTACGACATCTAAAAACACAATATGATCAAAGTTTAATTGATAGTACTTTTGAAAATATAAAAATACAACCAAGAAAAAGAGTAGATAATAACAAACGTTATCGAGACACAAGACATACAGTAAACTTATTACAATTTTATAATATTAATAGGTCAACAGTCTTTACACAATCTCCATATGATGAAACATTAGTTATTGATGTTGATTATTTAATTTGTAATAATACGTTAAATCAAATTTGGGGACATAAAGAAGACTTAATGATTAATAGAAAAAGTTATGATTTATTATCTGGAAGACGCTACCAAGAATTTGATAGAGTAGATGATTTTGGAATTGATTTTTATTGGGCTACTGTATTTTTCTTTAGAAAAACAGAACAAACAGAAATATTTTTTAATCTATTAGAAGCTATTAAAGAAAATTATCCTTACTTTAAAACACTTTATGGAATTAATACATATAACTTTAGAAATGATCATGCATTTAGTATTGCTGTTCATATGTTTAATGGTTTTGCAAAAAGTCGATTAGTAAAAAACCTTCCAGTCGATTTTTTACAACACACATTAGATTATGATGAACTTCATAATATAAATTCAAAAGGATCACTATCATTTTTATTAGAAAAAATAAGTGAACCTGGAAACTTTATTCCAGCACGTACTGATGGCGTTAATGTCCATGTAATGAACAAATATTCAATTGTACGACAGAGTAAAAAAATAGTGGAGATGTATAGTGCATAAAATTTTATTAACAGACATAGACGGCGTAGTATTAAACTGGTCAGATCATTTTCAAAAATATTTAAAACAGTATTATCCAGAAGTATCGTTGTGGGATCCTACAACATTTGCACAATCAGATCAAACAGCAGATATTATAAAATATTATAATAATACTGCATGGATTGGATTCTTACCTCCTTTAAGAGACGCACAAGAAATATTACCAAAGTTTAAACAAGAGGGTTGGGAAATTATTGCTTGTACATCAATGGGTGTAGATCAATATGCAAACGCATTACGAAAACAAAATATTGAAAGTTTATTCCCAGATGTTTTTGCAAGAATTGATATTATTCCATTTATGGAACCAAAAAACAAATGGCTATCACAATACAAAGGTAGTGGTGCTATATGGGTAGAAGATAAGTGGACAAACGCAGTAGCCGGTGCTAATATTGGGCTTAAGACGTACTTTATGAAGCATAGTTACAATGCTATGTATGATGCAGACAATATTGAAAAAGTTGATAATTGGATACAAATTTACAATAAGGTAAACAAATGATATACGAAGTAATCTATATTCCAAGAATACACGATGAAGTGGCAATTGCAAAATTTAATAATTTAGATGATGCAAAAAAGTTAATGCAAACAATAAAAGAAAATAGGCCAAAAGCATTCCCACATCATTATATTTGGGATAAAGAAAACGAAACGAAAGTTAATTACATATGAAACAAGGTTATTTGGTAATAGCACAAAATTCAAAAGATGCAGAGGGCAAATCTATTAATTATGTACGTATGGCTTATGCGTTAGCATTAAGTATTAAGCATACACAATCACAAATTAAAAATATATCTATTGCTGTTATTAATAAATCAGACGTACCAGAACATTATAAAGCAGTATTTGATGAAGTTATTGAATTACCTTTTGAAGATGATGCTCAAATGGCAGATTGGAAAATTAATAACAAATGGAAGTACTATCATTGCACACCATATGAACAAACAGTAATACTAGATACTGATATGTTGTTTATGACTGACCTAAGTCATTGGTGGGAATATTTCACACATTGGGATATGATGGCAACAACTAACGTTCAAACATATCGCGGAGAAACAATAATTGATAACCATTACAGAAAAACATTTGGCCCAAATATGTTACCTAATGTTTACACAGCATTTTTCTATTTTAATAAAAAATCAAATATGGTAAATGAATACTTTAGTGTAGTTGAAGATATATTTAGACGTTGGGAATATTACAGAGATACAGCATTAGTTTTACCTAAGCAAGAATTTTTAAGTGCTGACGTTGTATATGCCATGGCAATGAAAATGTTAGATATTGTTGAACAATCAACAAACCCAGCGGTAACTTGTCCAACATTTGTTCATATGAAACCAAAATTACAAAATTGGAAATCTGGTTCAACAGAAGATTGGACAAAACATATTGGTGCTTATTTTACACCAGATTGTAGATTAAAAATTGGAAACTATCAACAAACATTACCAGTTCATTATGTAACAAAGAATTTTCTTACAGATGAAATTATAAAAAGATATGAGGAGCAAGTATATGTCAACGTCTAGAATATTATATTATGATTTAGAAACAAAAGACATTATAAAAATTGTTCGTGAAGTTGATAACTCTGTTACACATCCATATTATGAAATTGAGTTTGAAGATATAAAAGAATTTATTGACGGTACAAAAGTACAATCACAATATTATATAGAATTAAATCCAAAAGATCCAAATGATTTTACAATTAAGAAAAAAGAAATACATTTGAATATAAGAGAAATTGATAAAACATTACATAAAATTAGACAAGGTACAGATGATGATTTAAGTTATGATATCAGAGTTGTACACAATAAACAAGATAAAACAATTAGTTTTGAATTTAACCCTACATTAAAAGCATATATGGCAAGTAAGTATCAACTTACAGGGAAACAACAAAAGTTTACTAATCCAGAAATGCTTGTAATAAATGGAACAAGTATACTAAACTTCTTTATAACACAAACAGGTGATCCACATGATTTATTTGAAAGTTATTATGTACCTGTTGTACAGTTGCTTACACAAGATAAGTTAACAGCACCTTACAAAGGAGAGTTAAATACTTGTAACGTGTTTACACGAAGAATTTATGATGATTACTTAATGGTGGAGATATAAACAATGAGTGCTGATAAAAAAATAAAAATTGCAGATATTGATATATTTTATCTGTCTTATGATGAACCTAATTACAAAGAGCATTGGGCAGATATTGTAAACAAAGTGCCATGGGCAAAACACGTACACGGTGTAGAAGGATCAGATGCGGCACACAAAGCCTGTGCAAATAGAAGTGATACTGATAGATTTATTACTGTAGACGGTGATAATAAATTAGTCAATTGGGAAAAATTAATGGATTTAGAACTTGATTTTTCTGAATATGAATTAGAAAATTTAAAACATTCAGTAATATCATTTACAGGTTATAATAATATCAATGGATTAATGTATGGTAATGGTGGTATTAAATGCTGGCCTAAACAAGCAGTACTTGATATGAAAACACACGAAGCCGCAGAATCAGAAGGATCAGCAGTAGATTTTTGTTGGGATATGAATTACATACAATTAAATGAATGCTTTTCACACGTATATAATAACGCAACACCTTATCAGGCATACAGAGCAGGGTTTAGAGAAGGTGTTAAAATGTCATTAGACAGAGGGTTTAAAGTTGATCCAGTTAACTTTGAAAAGAATATACATGACAAAAACTATCACAGACTTTTAATTTGGGCAACTGTAGGACAAGATGTTGACAATGGATTATGGGCATTGTACGGAACAAGACTTGGTTGTTACATGACTAATTGTACAGATTGGGATTTTGTTAATGTAAGAGATTTTGAATGGCACACTAAATTTTGGAACGAAACTGTAAAACCACAATTTGCAGGAGGTAACGAAAAGTGTACACACGAAAATTACTCTTGGGATAAAGAAAAACTTTGGAATGAAACTGTCAGACTTGGTAAAGAGTTAAGAAACAAACTTGGAATGCAAATAGATGATCTAAGTGCTGAAGGTTCTGCATTCTTTAAAAAAGTATATTGGAATCCACCTCGCTCTGGAGCATTTGTAACAGAGAAAGGACAAGACGGAATTACTCGTTATAAAGTGTTGAAATGACAGATGAAGTACCTAAGATTAAACAAACCAGAGATGAACTAAATGCTGTATCTCCAAGTTTCTGCCTAGCCAAGTGGTATCAATCAACAATACACTTGCAATATGGACATACTCATAGTTGTCATCATCCTAGAACACACAAAGTACCTGTAGAAGAATTAAAAAATAATCCTAGTGCTTTACACAATACAGAATATAAAAAATCACAAAGAGAATTAATGTTAAAAGGTGTACGTCCACCTGAATGTCAATATTGTTGGAACGTGGAAGACTTAGGTCCAGAACACTATAGTGATAGAAGTTCTAAGTCACACGAATATTGGGCTAAACCCTTTTTAAAAGAAACTTCACAAATGGTTGGTGTAGAAAATGTTAATCCAACTTATGTTGAAGTTAGTTTTTCAAATGTATGTAACTTAAAATGTTCTTACTGTTCACCTGCATTTAGTAGTTCGTGGATGGAAGAAATTCAATCACAAGGTGCATACCCAACTAGCGATAATTTTAATAATTTACATTGGCTTCGAAAAGAAGGCAAATTACCAATTCCACACCGTGAACATAATCCTTATGTTGACGCATTCTGGGAATGGTTTCCCGACCTGTACAAAAACCTCCAAGTTTTCAGAATCACAGGCGGGGAACCTCTTTTAACCAAAGACACATTTAAAGTTTTAGATTATATTAATAATAATCCAAGACCAGAATTAGAACTAGCAATTAACTCTAATGGATGTGTTCCAGATAAACTTTTTGATCAATACATTGAAAAAATGAAACGTATCACATTGGATAACAAAATTGGATTAACAAGATTATACACTAGTGTTGATACATTTGGTGAACAAGCAGAATATATTAGAGATGGATTAAACTTTAATCAATGGTATGATAATATATGTCGTGTGCTAACAGAATTGCCAAAAACAAAAGTAACAATAATGTGTACAACTGGACTATTGAGTTTACCTAACTTTCATAAACTTGTTGATATGATTCATCCTTTAAAAAGAGAATTTTACAGTAATGAACGTAGAGTTCCAATAACGTTAGACACAGCAATACTAAGGCATCCTAGTTATCTAAGTGGTGTTGTTGCTGATCCTAGTTATTCTAAGATGCTTGATCCTTCTGTAGAAATTATGTTAGAAAATGCAGAAACACATGACAACGCATACAAAGGATTCTTTGATTTTGAAATAGCCAAATTAAGAAGATTTCAAGAGTACATTGCCGCAGGACCTAATCCGCAAGAGAGATTAAATATACAACAAGTGCGAAAAGATTTTGTATCATATATAGATGAATATGATAAAAGAAGAAATAAAGATTTCTGTAAAACTTTTCCAGAACTAGAAGAATTTTATAATTTGTGTAAACAGTAATATGACAAAGAAAAGAAAAACAGAAACATATCAACAATATAGAGATAGGGTAATCAACCCAATATCAACTTCATGGTGCGGTGCCAAATGGTACAATGCTACTATATGGTTGAATAGTGGAACAACAGCAAGTTGTCATCACCCGCCTGCACATAAAATACCATTAGAAGAAGTGTTAGCAAACCCAAAAGCAATACATAATACCAAATATAAAAAAATGGTACGTAAACAAATGCAATGTGGTGAGCGACCTAAAGAGTGTGAGTATTGTTGGAAAGTTGAAGACTTGGGTCCTAAAAATGTTTCTGATAGAGTTTACAAAACAGTTATATACACAGAAGATCAAATTAAAGAAGCAAGTGAAATGGATTGGCAAGCAGATGTTAATTTAAAAACATTAGAAATTGCATTTGATGCCAACTGTAACTATGCTTGTTCATATTGTAATGCTAGTTTCTCAACACAATGGCAAAATGATATAAAGAAAAGCGGTGCTTATCAAAATTTAGTATCAGACGGTGCAAGAGCATTTCAACAAGATGGTAAATGGGCTATGCCGTACGGTAAAAAGAATGAAGGTAATCCTTACGTTGAAGCGTTCTTTAAATGGTGGGAATCAGATTTACAGTATACACTACAAGAATTAAGAGTAACAGGTGGTGAAGCAACAATGTCACAAGACTTCTGGCGTTTGCTAGAATGGTGGCAAAGCAACAAAGATTGTGATGTAAGATTAGCAGTTAATTCTAATTTAGGAACTAAACCAGAACTAATAGATAGACTAGCACGAGAAAGTCACGCATTTAAAGATTTTGATTTATATACATCAAATGAATCATTTGGTTCTCATGCAGAGTACATACGTGATGGGTTAGTATGGGAAACTTGGTTAGGCAATATTCATAAAATGATGGAACAAGGTAATGTACGTGAACTACATATGATGATGACCATTAATGCCATGTGCTTGTTTAGTATTACAGAATTTATGGACGAAATGATTAAACTAAAAGAACGTTATGGACAATTTGCACCTGCAATGAGTTTTAATATATTACGTTTTCCTAGTTTCCAATCAGCATTAACATTACCACAAGATATTAGAAAACGTTTAGCAGACAATTTAGAAAATTGGTTAGAAAATGTAGGTAAACCACATGAATTGTTTTTTGATATGGAAGAAGATGGTGTAAGTAGATTAATTAATTACTTGCGTGAAGTAGAAGTAGGCCATCAAGGTACATCTTCAATTGAATCACGTGAAAGAGATTTTAAATCATTTTATTCACAATATGACGTAAGAAGAAACAAATTATTTGAAAACACATTTCCAGAAGATGTTGTTAAATGGTATAAATCAATACCAGATACAAATTTACAAAAATTACAAAGTATAGTTGATGGTGATTCAACTAAAGGTAATATGATGAAAAAAGAATTAGAACAACGAGCTAAAAAAGAAGGTTGGGTTATGAATCCGCAAGGCCCCAATCCAGGATCTCAAGAGTATAAAGAGGAGTAGTTATGAAAAAAGGAAGGCCACCTTATCCTGACCCAAAAAGGGTAAAACAATTATCAAATTTAATTGACAAATATAGAAAAAATATATTGCTAACTTGTTTAACCGAAGGTATAACAAAAAAAGATATAATTGAATACAGTACAAGATTGTGTGCTATAAAACATTTAGATGACATATTAAACGATCCTTGTCCTATGAAACTGATTGCAGAAATAGAAGATTTGGCTGAATATAAAAGACTTTGTGTACATCAACAAAAACAAGTTGATAAAATAAAGTACGGATCTGATTATGTTGATATCGAAGAATTATATGGGCATGGGTGGACGCAAGGGTTAACCTAATGCAAAATCTTGCAATATGTGGTTGCAGTTGGGCAAGTGATTTTGATAGTTCAACGTATTCAAATAAAGAAGTTACAAATAATTCTCAATTATGGCAATACAATTTAGGATACAATCCTAAAATATATGCTCGTCCAGGATCATCTAATTTAAAAATATACATACAGGTCCAAGAAGCAATTGAAGAAGGATTTGATATATGTATGGTCTTTTTAACATCACCAACAAGGATTAATATTGCCTGGAAAGAATCAGACGGCTGGAATTTTGAAAGCAAGTTTAGTTGGGGAAGAACTGATGTTGTTAATAAACACGCACCAAAAGAAACACAAGAATATATAGCCAAATATTATAATGAAGATTTAGAAATACTGAACAGTTTTGTAATCACAGAAGCAATATATTGGAAACTAAAACAAACAGGAAAACCGTTTTATATTTTTACAAATGCGTTCACAGATTATATTCACAAAGACTGGAAAATATTTAATCAACCAAATGTTATTCGTAATGGACCTTATGAATTTATTAAACAACAAGAATGTCAAGGCGATGATATTCCCAATCATCTTTCGTTAATTGGCCAGCAAGGTGCTAAAGATTTAATCCTAAAGTGTGTGGATAACAACTAACTCGTGTATTGTAATTAAATTACAATAATGCTATAATAATGACTAATCTTTATATAAAGGAGAATCGTATGTTTAATTTTAAAAACATAGACAAGAGTATGCTTTGGAAGTTGGTGTTATTACACGTTGTAGTAATTACAGTTTCAAATGCTCTTGTGGCAATACCGGTACAGATACTTGGTATTAAACTTACATGGGCGGCATTTACATTTCCGCTAGTTATATTAGCAACTGATTTAACTATTAGGTTGTTAGGAAAACACATAGCAAGATCAACAATTGCATTAGCATATCCATTTGCAATTATAGGATCTATTTTGGTTGTATTGGCAGAAGGCGCCCCACAATCAGTAGCATTAAGAATTGGATTTGCAAGTGCAACAGCATACGCAGTAGGTACAATGCTTGACGTATATGTATTCCAAGTATTAAGAGAAAGAATGTCTCAATGGTGGATAGCACCAGCATTATCAACAGTTGTAGCTAATATTATTGATACATACACATTCTTTTACGTTGCATTCAACAACTCAGCTGATGAGTATATGGCGGCAAACTGGATAGAAATTGCAGGGTCACAAGTTGTAATTAAAATCGCAGTAGGTTTAATTATATTCTTACCGGCTTATGGAGTACTACTTAGATATCTATCTACTAGAATAAAAGTTAGCGAATCAGTGCAATCATCATTTAAAAATGCTGGTTCTGATTTGAAAAAAATTAAGTAGTTGGCCAAAACAATCCTGTTTTGAAAAAAAGACTTGACAAGATCAATATATGAATATAATATATAAAAATAACTTAACTTGTTAGAACTGGAGAAATAACATGGGATTACATAATGTAAAAGTAAAAGGTGCTTCACAGTACAAAGTAGGAACTCAAAAACAAAGAATCCTACAATACTACTGGGGTACTGGATCTACAGTAACTAATAAATCATTAGTTTCAAGATACAAAATCATGAAGCCAACTGCAAGAATTTGTGAGTTGAGACAAAACGGTTTTGATATCAGATCACTAAGATTTGTTACTAGAGATACTAAAAGAAGTGCGGTAAAATATCGTATTATGCAAAGAAAAGTTGCCTAATTAGGCCACTTTAGTATTAAAAGCCTGTAAAAGTCTATACTTTGCAGGCTTTTTTTATGGCTTTTTTTGGTTGACAGATTTCTATATTGTGTTATAGTAGTAAGAATATGAAGAGGTATAAAATGTATAAAATAAAAAAACTAATAGCAAGTTTATTTGCTGTTATATTTCTAACTAATTGTACGGCTACAACAGGACAAACTGTTTCTAAAACAGACACTTACACATTAGGTGGTGCTGTTATTGGTGGTGTAATTGGTAATCAATTTGGTAGTGGAAGTGGTAAAGATGCCGCAACTATTTTGGGTGTAATACTTGGTTCGCATTGGGGACGTAACGTAGGAGCTCAATTAGATCATTATGAAACTATCAAACACGAAAAAGTTGCCTATAGAGCATTTGAATATGCTAAAGACGGTGTCCCTGTTACTTGGGAAAATCCAAACACTGGCCATAGAGGTGGTGTAATGGTAACTGAAACTTACTACATACAAAACGGACAAATACCTTGTCGTTCTTTTATCCAAGAAGTACAAATTGGTGCAAGAATGGAACAAAGTGAAGGTGTTGCTTGTAGAACAGCTTCAGGTAAATGGGAACTTATGAAAGACCCTAAAGTTAAAATTGAAAATGGTATGCAGGTTACTAACGACAAAGGTCAATATATGCTGACACCAGTTGGTGTTGGTTGGAATTAATCTGTATATTCTTGCCTAGCAAAAGGTTCTCTAGTTGGGAACCTTGTTAGGATAGTTCCAACTCTTTCAGTATTTCTTTTATCTTCACTATTTCTTGTGTAAAGAGTATTTGTAAAATACAATATACCTTTAGCATTTGCTTTAACAGTTAATCCACCATAATTACTTGCACCAGCGGCCGCAGGACCGTTCATATGTATTGCTGATGCTGTTTCATGATGATTGCCACCACTTAAAATTTCAGTGTTTGCAGAAGCAGTAAGATGATTTGATCCTGTGGTTGATAAATTAAAACTTGCTCCAGATGTAATTTTAGTTGAACCACCTGTTTTAATTCTTACTTGACCTTCTACATCTAAATTTAAATTTCCATCTACTGATGTTAATGTATTTGTTGTATCTGATGGTTGGCCAGTATCACTTGTTTTGTGTGCTTTTATATTAATATGTCTACCTGATTCAAAATTAAGATCTCTGTCTGCTCTTAAATTTATATCTTTTTGTGAACGTACACTAATCGAATCATTTGCCCAAACATCAATCTTTCCATCATTATCAATTTCAACATATCCTGATCCTTTTTTATTAATAATATAAACATTACCATTAGTTTCATCTAACAATATTTGTGCACCTGATTTAGTTCTTAATCTAATTAGTTGTTGATCACCATCGTCCATTACAAATTGATTTGCATCTGGAGTTAATACTCCAAATACTTTTGAAGGTGATTCACGTCTTGCTGATGAACTTGTTAGTCCTCTAGTATTATCTTCTTCTAAACCTTGTTCTTTCAACCCGTTATAATGTAAAGTATGTACAGCTCTTTTAACATTATCAGTTGGAGTTAATCCATCACTTGAACGTGATTTTGTATAATCTACATTACTAGCAACATCTGATGCTTTGTTATATTCTGCTGTAGGAGTTTCTTTTAATTCAGATTCTACAGATGTAAATGTTCTTGCTTTAGCAATACCAGGAACCATATGATTCATTAAATGTTGATATAAACATCCAACAACAACACCTTTAGCTAAATCACCACCAATAAACATTACTAATACTTTGTTTCCAACATCTGGTGGAATCATCCACATACCATAACTTCTTTGTGCTCCATCAAAAGTTTTATCTGGATCTATATCTGAATGTGGATTTACTCCACCTGATTTTATTGTGTTTGATATGTTTGTTGCTCCAGCAAATGGAGAACTCCAACGTACAGTTAAGTTTAAGTGTGATTCACTTTTTGTATAACTATCTGGTAAATCTGTTATTTTTATATTTGTGCCAACTAATCTAACAACAAGTCTTCCATTTTTTTGTATATCTTTTGCATTAACTACAACGGCTTCATATATACCGTCATATGTTTTTACGTGACCTAAAGTTTTTAACTCATCTGAATGCAAATTTTTAAGGCTTGTTACTGATTGTATTTTTTTAGTTGCCATTGTTATTCTTCCTTAAATTCTTCTAATATTGATGTATCGTAAATAAAGTTTTCACGTGGACCTTTAATATTTTGTGTAAACAATCCACCTTCAAATCTACTTGTTACATTTACAACAGCATAAACACCATTAAGTAATTGTTCTTTTTTAGTGTCTCCTGGAGTTGCTATACCAGTATTTATATCAGGTTCACCTGCACTTGTAATTGCTCTAAATAATAGATAATTTTCTCCTGAATAATATGACGCTGTTTCTGAACGTGGGTCTGCTTCACTTTCTAACCAATACATATCTCCTCTAATATCCATATCCATTTGAACCATATCTGCTTGAAAATCGTTTAATGATGCCTGCATTACTGCATCAAATTGATGCTTACCTTTGTTTTCAGGATGGCCTTCGTCATTAAAGTTTCCAGCTGATGCATCTCTTGTTACTCCCCACATTACATGAGTTGGAATTTGACCTGATTCAATTTTATTTGATAAATCATTTTCGTCAATTAATTCTCCAATAATTCTTTTTTGCTCGTTTCCACCTAATTCGGAAGATGACGTTGGACCATTTGAACTAATTCTTCCTTTATTATTTTCTGTTAATTTACTTTCATACGTATCGAGACTTGTTAATTTATTAGCCAATGCTTCATCACCTTCAATAGTTCCGTCTTCAATTCTTCCTACATATTGATTTATTAGTTTTTCTCTTTCTTTTTTAAATTGATTATATGTACTAGAAGATGCCATTTCTACAATTGGATCAAAACCTTTTTTTCCTACTTTGGCCGCTTTATTTGTTAAGTATGCTTTCCAAGCCGCTTTTACTTGTGCTTGTTGTTGTTTAAATTCTCTTAATTTTTCTCCTGAATCAACAATTCTATCTTGTGTAGATTTGTCAATATTATCATATAAGTTTTGATAACTATGCATAGCCATAAAAAAGTTATTGTTAAATTTAAGATCAAATCTTAAAACTTTATCATTCATACCAGTAAACAAATAGTCATATCTTTTTCGTAACCCTCTATATTTTGTTCTAGTTTTACCTTCACCTATATCAGGACTAGTTAATTCTTTAACTTTTTCTCTTACGGCTTCAACTTGTTTTGCGTAAGTACCCATTAAAATTTCTGGTCTAATAGTTGGAAATAATGATACAGTATAATGATATTCTCTTGCGTAGTCATTACGCAACATATCCCAACCAATATTAACAACATCTGCTTTTATCTTAAAAATAAATTTTTTATATTTTTTAATTTTAGCTGAATCTGTTGAATCTGGATCTTTGTCATTTTCGTCAAATCCTTTTGCTAAATTCTGTAATTTTCTTGAATGTGATAATGCAAATTCCATTATTCGATTTAAGCCTGTGTTTTGCGGAATTTTAAATGTTCGAAGTAACTTTTTTTCTCCTTCTTCATCATTGGAATCTGCTTGGTATGATGAAAATTGGTTTGCATTTGCTACTCCTTTTTCATTAGTTGGAACTATTTCGTCATCTGCTAATATTTTTTTTGCGTTTTCGTCAATGTGTATATAATATTCATCTAATATTGCTTTTTCAATTGCCAATTTATCAATTTCATTAACATTAATAGCATCAGCCAATTTTTGCATCATATCATTTACAGTTTTAATATTACTTAATTCCATTGGACGGTCTGTTGAATATACGTGTTGATAAGTTCCTTGGTCACCACTTCTAACGGCGGTTACATTGAATATACCTCCAGTAGTATCAACAGTTTGTTCTACTCCAACTATATTAATTAAAAATTGTCTTTCAGTATTTAGAATAGGATTTACATCTGCTCCAGTTTTTGCATCTCTACCAATAAATTTTAATTTTAAAAGATACGTTGCTTTTAAGCCATCTGGCATACCTAGTTGTACTGCACCATTAACAATTAAGTTTGTAAATGAAACCCCTAAAGGTTGTGCAAAGGTCATTTGGAAATTTGTAGCACCTGTAACACGGTGTTGATTATTTGTTGGCCCTGCTACAGCTTCAATCATACATGATTGTAAATTTAAAACAGTTGAACCAGTTTCTGCTATTGTTACTGGTTGTGCCGCAGTTGGTCTCCAATTTTCAAATGGATCATCTGCTTCTAATATCCAACGTTGTGCCAGTGTTGCATCGGCTTCTGATATCATTTGCAATTCAAAATGATATGTTGGTCCATCATAATCAAGTAATACATTTCTTTTATACATAGTATGATGAACATATTCTTTTTTTTCTCCTTCAGGATACCCATCATCTGATGTAGCATAATTTTCATTTACAACACCTTTTGGATTTTCTTTATATTCTGGATGATTTCTTGCATCAAAATTATTATATGCACTTTTATCTTCACCTTCAACCATGCCCATAATTTTATCATTATAGATATAAGGAGAATTTGCATCTTCAACTTTTGCTTTTATTTCTTGAACATCTTTTTGGCTTAATGATTCACCTTTTGCATTTGCTTTTGCTTGAGCATCAGTCGTTTCAGTAATATAGTTTAAACCTTTGTTATTGGTGCCTCTATCATATTCTGGATGATTTTTTGGTTCGTGCCAAGTTGGTAAGAATGTGTTTGTAACTGCTGATACTCCTGCATCTAATTCTTTTGACTGATTTTTTTCTGCTACACCAGTTGCAACTTCAGATGCTGTAACCTTGTCGGCATTTACTTTACCGTATCCAGCCATAGATCCATCACCTTTATATTTTTTTGCTTGGATGGTTTCTAAATCTATATTAGGATCAGAATCGACTTTAGCGTCTTTTATGTGTTTTCCACCTGTACCTTTGCCTGGCATCTTGTTTTACCTTATGTTTTCTAATTTAGGAATTTTTATAACGCAACCTGCTTTGAAATCTTGTATAGGGTCAACAATTTTATCTGGGTTTCTTACTGCAAACACCCACCAATATTTTACTGATCCAAAAAGTTTATTAGCTAGTAAATCTGGTCTCATTTCATATCTAGATTCAATTTCATAACTTTCATCTGACTCATCTCTAATAATAAATTTTGGATTCATTATATCAAGATAATCACCTTTCATTGGTGTTTTGCTATATGGACTATTTGAACTATACATTAATAAAATCCTTTGTCTAATAATTTTCCAGTACGGAAATCTTCTAAGTTAAATTCATCTCTTAACTGCGATGGATTTGGACTAACAACTGCATCAACAAATATATTTAATACTAGTGGCAAATATGATTTTGCTAGATAACTGTCAAGTGTTCCATCACCAGTTTCTTCTAATCCTGAAGTAATTGGTACATAATCTACATCTTGGTCTAAACCAAAAGAAACTGATCTAA